CCCATACAACCGCACATACGCCGTCGCACGATTATACGCCGAGAGATATTCACTTATACCCTGCGTCAATTTACCCGCCTCCGCTGGTATTGCCATCGCTGAAACCGCCTGTGATAATGATGACGCCATCTTATCCAAAAATCCCGCCAACTCAAACGCAGTCTTTCGGTCGAGTTCATCTGGTCTCAAAAACTCCTCCTTGTTCTGCTGGACGAAAGGAAAGTTCAGTAAAAATGCCTTCTGTGATGCCCGTGCGTCCTCACCTAACGCCTCCGCAACCTGTCTGCTACGCATCGCTCTATCTGTATCCGTGCCTCTGTGCCGATTTGCCATTTTCACTCAATCGTTTATATTCGTTAATCTCCTTTTGTTTTTATTATTAATTTCACTTCATCTATTTTTTATAAAGTCCGTTCGCCTTTATGTGTTTCACCGCCTCCATCAATTTCATACCCTTCTCCTTCATCACCTTACTTACAAACGCATTATACGCAGACTTTCCGCCGTGTTGTCCCCTTCCACTATACTCACTCTTCATCTTACTCATCGAACCACCAAAAACCGCGTGTAAATTATTCGTCTGTGTTAATGGATGTGCCCCTCCCGACATCGCCCCTCCCTGACTAACACCCTTCGTAACTCCGTTCAAAATCAGGTTATTTATCTTCTTTGCCGACCTTCCTGTGGTATTCTCCATCTGTGTCCCATCCCATATATTCTGTGATGCCACCTCATCCACCGCACCCGACTTCTTCTGTGCCTTCTGTGAATAACCACGCTCCGCAACTATCGCCCCCATCGAATTATCTCCGCTCACCAGCAGTCCCTCACGCTCCTTCTTCGCCGTCTTTCGAGAGATTTTTCTACCCCCCTTCACCTTATCCACCACCATCTTTGTCGGGGCAGAAACAGCACGAGGTTTCTCTTTTGTTTCATCTCTAATCCTCTTTTTATAGTCGTCGATAAACTCTTGCGTGAATACATATCCAGCAAGAGCAAGTGGTATTCCATACACGGGCAAACTCGTCGCAACCGCCTTCAACAACTTATCCCTTCCATACTCCAATATATCTGGACTGGAGCGTCGCAGTTGTTCCAATAAATCTCTACCTGCTTGTCTCATTCTATCACGATAAGCATCAGCACTTATATTACCCTCCAAACTCGCATACCTCTCGAACTCGTGTCTTTCCATATCTCTCGGGGTTAAAACATAATTACCATCTTCATCATCATATCCTTCGCCCGTTTTTTTCGGGGCGGACGAGACCCCACTACCGTTTTTTGGCACGATTTTCCTCTTCCTTCCACCTATTCCCGAACCTACTGGATTACTTGTCGGCATATCCCCATACGAAGTCGAACCAGTCGCCGCGTTCAACTGCTCCACCTCCAACTTCGGCGAAAAACCGAGAGAATTAGCAGCAATCGGTTTCGCATCCGCAAACACACCCTCACCACACCCCTTCATTCCCATTCCCATCGACATATTACCCCCCTTCGCACCACGCTTCGCACGAATTGACGCCATATATGCCTTTGCCTCTGGCGAACCCTTCACCAGACGAGCACGACCACCTGAACGACCCGACGGAGCACCATACATCCCACCCGACATCCCCGACGGAGCACCATACATACCACCAGACACGCCATTTTGACCATAACCCAGCAACTCCAATACACCACCCGCCGCCTCACCATACGGGTTTCCACTTGACACAAGAGCGTCTTTCAAAGGAGTTCCTACCACATCCAAAACTGGTTTGATATAGTCTTCCCAAACACCCTTAACAGTATCATATGCCTCGCTGATTGCCTCCGTAAAATCACCCCAGTCATTATACCACGCACCACCATAAAAACCAGCACCACTCTTACTCAATAAATCTTGAACGAATGCCAACTCTTCCGCCGTAAAATCACGCCCACCACTCGCAAGAAGTTCAGGGTCTTTCGTCATCCTACCCACCTTCTTACTGTCTTTCATACGGTTTCGCCCATTACTGAAATCATCGAAGTTTTCATACCACGCCGCCTCCACCTGTGGTTTTCCACTACCGTCCATATTACCAACTTGGACTTTCGTTTCCAAAGGAAACTTCGGGGCAGCAGACCCCCTAACAGACAACGACTTATCTATCACACCAGCATACGGCACTTCTCGATAAGGCATCGTGACCCCCACATCCGTCGCCGAAGCACCACCATATCCCGCCCCTCCGTGCGTGATTGTTAGTTTTCCTCGCCCACTAAAAACCGTATCCCGCCCTTGTGCCGCATCAGCAACCATTCCTATCGGCGTATAACGAAACGCCTGACCTATATCATCGAAAAAACTTCCACCAAACTCTCTCGCCTCTCCTTCCATACGATACTCCTTTTCCGCTCGTGAAAGTGCTCGGGGGTGGTTCGCCGCACCCCTCATAACATCGTTGTATTGAGTATCAATTCCGCTGTCGCTTCCATACCCCCTACCTACAAAATTGGCGGGAGCGTGTCTCGCCGCCCTTTCCATTATCGCATCATTAATCGAAGCAATCCGTCGGTTATATGCCGTATCCATTTTCCGTTTATAAATTAGTATAACAATTGTTTTTATGTCTTATACTAATTTTATCGCTATTTTGTAATTATCTCTCGACATTAGCATCGGGAAGCAAGTTTCATACGACCGCCAATACCATCCTGACCTTTACCGAGTGCCCCCTTTGCTGCGGAAACTGCGTCCAGAATTGCCTCCTGTGCCTTCGGGGCGACATCAGCAACCGAAGTGACGGCGGAACTCTCAACACCACCCACCAGACGCAAATGACGCTCACTCACGGGTTTCATCTCACTCGCGGCGAGGACATCACTCTTCGTGAGGATACCCGTGTAAGTAGAACTGACACCCTGCGATGTGATAAACAGACCACTATTCACGCACATCAAAACCAATTCGACAGGTTGGTCAGCAAGAGTGTAATTCTGTATCGTAACGTTGAACTGTAAATTGAAAGACCCCAGCGAACCCGCCGCATAGAACTCCTCTACAATAGGGATATCCTGTCCAAAACGCAAAGCAAGAATAGACCCCGAAGTAAGGACTTGTTGAAGACGAGTATCATAAAGACCACCAGCGGGAGGAAGGTATTTATTAGCATACCCTCGAAACTCCTGCCAAGTCTGGTTCGTGGTTTTCGCAGACATACGATACAAAGTATCCTGTGTAGCGTTCGCAAGGAGACCTGACTGGTTGTTCCAGTTGATAGAAATACCAGTAATGGGGAAGAAACAATCAGCATCACGGTTCGTCTGCTGGGACATCGGTTTTCTCGCACAAATCACCAACATATCGGGGACTTGATTTAACTGAATGTTGTTGCTTGAAAAAGGGAGTGTAGTGGGAACTAACTCATTCGTAGCATTCACAGCGGCAGCACCGATGTTCGTATTAAAGGTAGTCAAATAACGCGGGAAATCAACATAATCCACCACATTTTTCGAGGGCAAAATCTGGGAAGGATGGGGAGTGAGCATCTGGAAAATTAGTCGAGCACCCGTCACATTAACAATCGAAACGGTATATCCAGCAATCGCCGCCTCACTCGCACCGCAACGCCACAAACGGGATGCCTGTGCGGATATGTTGAAAATGAAGTTCAAGTTGCTCACACCGTAGAGTGCCATCTGGTTCGCCGAGAGATTGGCGAAGTGAAAGGGAGACAAAAACAAGGGTTCAAATGAAGTGAAACGAAGACGCACAACACGAAGAGTTCCATCACCGATAGTCTGTTGATTTTTCAAAGCACCAGCAATAGCAGGGACGGTCTGCTCCAAACTGTCGATACTGTAAGTGCCACGAGACACAAGAGAGTTATCGGCGGTCTGGGCAAAAGAACCGTTGCTGTTGTTGTTTGCCCCCAACTGGTCGCCATAACTACGGTAAGTATCAGGAGCAAGAGGAGCAATACCGTTCCAACGAGAAAGAGCACGGTCATCACCATACATACGAAGCAACTGGGGCAACACATCACGAATATTCACCGAAACGCTGTTGTT